CGCCTGGCCGGCTTTGAGATATGCAGCCAGGGCCTGGAAATCAGCCGTAGTCACAGGCTGCACGGCAAAGCGCACCCACTCGTTCGTTGTGTTATTCCATACGTACCAGCCGTTGAGGGCCCCGTTTGGATCGCCATCAACGATGCCCACGACGTTGTCACGGTTCTGCGGGTCAGAGAGCATCCCACCCTCACCCGCGTAAGTCGCGTATCGCTTGGTGTTGATGTCGGCGCCAAGTTCGGCTGCAGTCTGCTCCATCTCGGCGATAGCGGACTGCGCTGTCGAATTAACGGCTTCTTTGGCGGCAGCAACAGTGGGGTCGATTTGCAGCTTTGCGTTGATGACGAGATTGTGAAGGGCCTGGGGCGTCCATCTTGGCTGCCCGAATCGGTCGTAAACGATCTCCTCACTGTCGGTCATGTACCGATCGAAGATCGACGCGTTGTTGATCAGGTCACGTGGATCGCTCGAGCCCAGTGGGTTTGTGGGGTCAAAAGCCATATTTTCTCCTGGCACAAAAAAACCCGCACTGGGCGGGTATGCTCGATTGGGTCCTGCTCGGCCGGTAGTCAGCGGCTGCAGCAAGGAGCTATTTGGGCTTGGGCAGCTCTTGGTTGACTGTCAAGTCGATAAGCGGGGCGCCGGCAATCAGGTCCGGATAATTCCCCCAACCGCCTTTCATGATGGGGCGCTCCCATAGCTCAAGGCTGGCCGAGAAGGACCAGCTGCTCTGGCCCATCAAGGTGGGACCTTCGTAGACGTCCACAAACCGGGCCTTGTAAACGCCAATGCCGCCTGGGACCTTCAACGGACATTCGAACCATTGGCTGCCAGACACTAGTTGCTCATCGAACCAGGCCTCGAATGCCAGCGCCTGCGCATCGCTGAATATCCAGCGCACCGCGGCGACTGTTGGAACGCTCTTGTAAAGCCGTCGCTGTACTGATCGCCCGCTGACCTTGTTGGATCTGCGAATCGGGCTGACGGGGGTGAAGCCGTAGCCCTCGCGCAGCGGCATGGGCAACGATTTTGGGTAGACCACCATGATCGGTCCTTATGTCGGTGCGAAGCCGTCGTCGTCGGCGTAATAGTCATCTCGATACTCGAGGGCCGTGAAGTCGCAACTGCCGTCGCTGCCGGGGTTGATCTCGCTCATCATTGCGCTGTAGCCGACCTGGGTAGACGCTGCGAACAGAAGCCGGGCCGGCTCTATCGCGAGGTCGGTGACCAGATCAAAATCCAAGTCGGTCGCGGCAATGCTCATCTCGTACTCGCTTACCCGGGTCGGCACGATCAGCGCGGTGGCAGACCCGTCATGACGTCGGATCATGATGCGCGGGCTGTCCACGCCCCAGTCCAGCGGCTCCGTCACCTCGAGTACGACACGGTCGCCGACCTGCCGAGCGCCGATGATCAGTGCCGACTGGCTGGTTCCTGGAATGTCGTCGGCCAGGGCGATGCGATCAAAGCGTTCATAGCACAGCACTTCGAGATCGGTGGTTCCAGAGTACGACCAACGCTGGGACTGGTGCTTGCGCAACAGCCTCATGCCGATGCGCCAGGCGCGATCCCGATCCAGAACACCATCCAAAGTGATGGCATCGACCTTCAGGCCAAGGCTGTCACCGATCCGACAAGGCACTGTTTCCTCTGACCAGGTACGTGGGTCGACATACTTCACGTCTACTCCGTCGAAGTCATCCTGGCCAGGCGCAGTGAATGAGGCGGTGAGCTCGTCGGTAAGTTCGTGGTTAGTGATGGTGCCCCTAACGGGCTGTACACCTTCCCGGATCGCGCTAATCAATCCCTCTGTCAGCGTAAGATGACTCATGCCGGCCGCGAAGATCGTTTGCAGCACCTCCCGCACCGACGAAGCTTCGGTGTACTCCAGGTCGAAAGTCTCGCCGCGGGGCGTCCAGTATGACGACTCAAGCCCGAGCAGCTTCGCTGTGTCGACCTCGTCCGACAGAATGCCTAGACTGCCAAGAACGTGGAGCGCGGCGCCACTGATTGAACGACCAGGGAAGCCTTCATATAGCCGCTCAGCCACCAAGCTAACGCGCCGATCTGACTGAGCACCCAGGCGGTCTCCGGTTCTGATCGATGCAGTGAAGATGGTCACCCCGGGGTAGACTGCAGGGGCTTCCAGCTTCGAGCGCAGGCCATACCAGTAAACGGTGTCGCGGGTGTTCCCGCCGCTCTCGGGATTTTCGCGTCTAACTCGGTACTGCGGTCGCATCTTGTACGGCAGTGTCTTACGGAAGGTAAAGCCGATGGCGTCCTCGGTGTTGCTCTGCAGGTTGTGCACCTCTCTGGTCCAAGCGCCGCTGATTGCCGCATCACGCCACTCGACAAACACATTCAGCGATCCCGCCCGACGATGGCCATTGCTCTTGTACCAGGCAAGACCGCCTGGCAGATAGAAATCATACTCGATGGTATCGGTCACCTCCTGCTCCGGCACGGCCATAAATGGACCGAGCCAGTCCAGGTTGGAGGCACCGTCCGCGCTAAGGGAGAAGTCCAACAGCGTCCGAACAGCAAACCCTGCCCACCCGGTATCTATCACACCGGCATCGGTGAGGCGCTGAACGCTCATGGTTAGACCATCAATGGCAGTGATGGTGTAGCGGTGGCTGCGATAGCCCAGGGATAGCCGCTGCGATCCATCTTCAAGACCGGCGAAGGGAGTGCCGTTTTCGTAGTTGAGATCGATGTACGCCGGCTGCTCTGGCACGCCGCCGGCTGACGCCGAACCCACGGTGTATACCGGGGCCACGCCGAACACGGCCACTGGGGCATTCGACTGCGAGAGAGTGCCGCCCCGGTAAGGGCTCGACGGCTCAGCGATCAGCAGGCGGCCTGAGTTGTCCTGGGCCGTCAGTCCCATTCCATCAAGCTGGGAGGTGATCGAGGAGACCAAGCCGCTCATGTTCAAGTAGTTAGACGCCAGCGAAATGGTCCGCGTACTCCCCCGGTAGGTGATCGTCCATACCGCCGGGGAAGCCGTGAAGTCGTAGGTAGTTGGCGATGCGCTCGCCTGCACGGCCGATGGGCTGCCCCCCGACCCGGGCACCGGAGGCACATAGGGCGAGTAGCTGGCCACCACCAGGTCATAGTCCATATCGGTGGACAAGGTGACCTTCATACCCACGAACGGAGCCAGATCACCCAGAGGTCCGGAGATCCGGTCGTACTCCCCAACGCTGCTCACCGTATAGCTGTTTGGCGTGCGCATGGTAACGGTCAACCCGCTGTCCCACACCTCGGGAAATTCAGGGCTCTCGCCCGCAAGGCTCACACTCAGGCCGCCAAGCACCAGCGCATCGGCAATCACCGAGGTTCCTCCGCTTGCTGTCGATGCCGTGTCCAGGCCTGAGGTGCCGGCGTCGGTACCACCGACCTCCCCCACCGAGTACCAGTTTTCCGCCCGAGTGTCGCCCGCCAAGCTCTCGCCCGGGTTGTAAGTGGCGTACGACACATCCGTGCCAAACGCAGCCAGCGGGGTGTCGCCGATCTTGATGCTGCTGGGCAGGAAGACGTGTGATCCAGCACCTACGCACAGGCACAGGCTCGTGTGCAGTTCGCGCTCATTGACGAAGCGCGAGACTGGCTGCACCACGTAATCCGGGTAGACCTTGTATCGGCCAAGGATCTCCCGTACCGGCTCGTTGACCTTGGCGCGGTTGGCCTTCGCCGGGTTGAGGTCCATCGAATCGCCCTGGCCGGGCTGCGATACCCCAGGCGTTTTCATGGACAGAACCATGACCAAGGCGACAGCGGCAACGGCCACAGCAGCCCAGGCCGCCACCACCAAGGCACTCGCCCGCGGTTCGGGATAGATGCGCACATCGGTTTCTGGCCGCACCACGAACTCAGCCCAATCCGCCACCGGCAAGAGCTCGCCGCTGACCTTGATACAGATGGGGTGTTCGCGCTCCAGCGAGAAATCAGGCGCCTGCTTCTTCAGCCAATCAACCAGCAGGATCGGGGCCTCGATGACGTGTGTTTCAAGCGGCTCGCCCTCAAGGCCACTGGGGTAAAGCCTGATCATCGGTAGTACTCCACTCGGGAAAAACGGCGCTCAAAGCGGCGAAGGGGCGTCAGGCTGACGTTGCGCCTGGGGTTGATCTCCAGCACCTCAAGGGCGCCGGCCACCTCTAGTACGATCGCTACGTGGTCCTGCACCTGGCCCCGGTATGCAGCAGCGACCACGCCGTGACCCGGTACGCAGGAAGTAACAGCGCACTGGATCATCTGTTCGCAGGCCCGCACGAACCCACCATCGGCCTTGCGCATCTCAGACCACTCAGGCCAAGCCGGCAGGCCCAGGTCGCGGCGTACCTCCAGCACCAGCCCGTAACAGTCGACGTGCGGCCACAGTCTGCCGCCCTCGACGTAAACGCCAAGGTTGTATTTGTCGGTATTCATAGGTAGCGCAGCCCTGGGAATTCGTTGAGGTTGTAGCTTTTGCGTGGCCACCGGGTGTCGAGTAGGTCGAAGTAGCCGGCGGTTACCGAGACCTGGGTCGCCGTGACTGAACCGCCCTTGATCTTGAACCGGTGCGGCGCATGGGCCGGAGCACCGAGGTCGTCGGAGGTGTACGCGCGGTAGATAAGCGACATGCTGCGCCCATCCCTCAGCGCCGCACGGATAAAGCCAGAGGCAACGCCGTCGATGTTGCTCAGGGCGAAGGTCAGGTCCTGGGTACCGTCGTCATTACGCGCCGGCAGAGCCAGGTCCATGCCGCAGGGCGTGCACACCACCTCCTGGCCGGTTTCGAGAGTGATGGTCAACTCATCCCACCCTTTGGTCATCCAGTAGGTGGTGATCCCATCAGTTATCTCGAGCACTTCATGGATGATCTCGGGGCCAGAGCTGGCATAGAGCCTTTTAAGGATGCTCATCGCGCAGACCTCTTGACCGACCAGGCCCCTGCAAGCGCTTTAGACACGTCGCCATTGCCACGGGCCAGGTCGCCAGCAATCTGTTTCTTTGCCTCGCGAATGAATACTTTCATGCGGTCACCATCCTGCTGCACGTCGACCTGGGCCGGCGCGTAGTTATTGACCTCAACGTTCATCGATCCGCCACCAGGCTTGGACGTGGCATCAACGCTGTTGGCGCGCTGAAGGTACCCCGTCAGGTCCCGATTCTGCGCCGGGCTCAGTACACGCTCGCCGCCATCGAGCAACCAGGTCCCCTCGCTGGGGATCTTGTTGATACCGGCGTGCGCCTGGCCGGATAGCGCCGACCCAACCCCGGTCATCAGCACCCCCGCTGCTGCTGCAGCAGCGATAGCAGCACCTGGGGCGATTGCTGGGCCCACGAATGGAACCCCGATCATCGCGGTAAATGCGTTCAGGCCGGCCATGGCCACCTGTGCGGCCGCGTAAGCCAGCAGCGAGTGACCGATGGATTGGATGAAGGTCGCGGCAAAGTCCTTGGCATTGAGCTTCCCGGTCTCGGCCCACTCGGTCAGCATGTCGGTCAGCGAGCTGAAGGCCGCTGCGCCCACGTTTTGCATGTTGCTGTAGAGATCCATGGCAGCCTCGGCCTGGCTGGCGAAGCCGCTGATGAAGCCCGCGGTGCCGTTCTGCTGCATCGCGTCAACGTCCTGGTAGTACTTCTCCTGCATGGCTCGGCGCTTCTCCAGCGCATCGCTGAGGATCTCGGTCTCGCGCTCATACACCGAGTCGGACACGTCACCAGCCTCATGACGCTGCCGGAGATCTTCAAGCTGATCCTGGTAGTCCTGCTCGACGGCCAGCATGTCCAGCACGCGCTGCTTCATCTCATCGGTGCTGTAGGCATTCAAAAGCGGCGCATCGAGCGCGCGCTGATCAATATCCAGCTGCCGATTCACGCTTGCGCCAAACCCGGCGACCTCCTTGTCATCCTCCTTGGCCTGCTTCAGCTTTTTCAGCTGATCCAGTTCATCGGCCAAGCCCTTCAGGCGCTCTTGCTGCTTGGCGCTCAGGCCTGTGAGGTTGCCCGACTCCAGTTCGAACTGGAGCTTGGCCACCTCCGTGGCTTCCTTGCGCTTGTCGGTTTCGGTGTTGATCAGGGCGATTTGGCGTTTGTAGCCTTCTTCTGCTGTGTCGAACTGGCCCAAGAGCTTCTTCGCTGCGGTTTCGGCTGCTTTGGCGGCGGCCTGCTGGCCTGTCGTCGGGGCAATGAAGCTTCCAGCTTGACCTTCGCGCAGCCGCTCAAGCAGGTCAGCCAGCTCCTTGACTTGATTCTTTGGGCCATCCCCGGGCGGCTTGTCGATGCCGTCCCAAAGCTCTCCGTACATGTCGATCAAGCCTTTGATATCTGACTTGGACTTGTTGAAGCTGTCTCCAATGGCGCCAAAATTTTTGAAGGCGTTGTAGACCCTAACGGGCGGCAGGTAACGGTCGTACCACTTGGCGTCCTGTCCGCCGACCATTGCGTTGTCTAGGTCGTGCAGTCCCTTAACACTCTGCAAAAATATGTGCAGCCCGCCAGCGCTAGCGATAGCCATCTTGCCAAGCACCTTGACGCTCTCGGCCAAGTCGTCGGCGATCTTCTTGACGATCACGCCATCCTCTGTCACCTCGGTGAGCTTGCCGGCGAAGCTGGAAAGCATGGGCAGGAGGGCCTTTTGAATCTCGGTGCCAACCCCGCTGATGGCGCTCTCCATCAACCACGAAGCGGCTTTGAGCTCCGTGGCAGCTCGAATGGTCTTCTCGTCCATGATCGATCCGGCCGCCTCGGCAGCTTCACCAAACGTCCTGAAGCCCTCGGCATTGTTGCGAAGCAGCGGCAAAAGCAGCGTTGCGTCATTCGCCAAAGACTCCATCTGCTGGGTCATTTCCGCCTGGCTCAGGCCGGCCTTTTCTAGGCTGCTTGCAAACAGTTGCAGGGCTTGCGGGCCAGAAAGGTTGCGGAACTGCTCAGCGGTCACGCCAACTTTCGGCGCGATGGTCTTGAAGAAATCCTGAAGTTCGCCGCCACCATTCAGCAGGAAGTCGCCAACCTTGTCGTTAACGTCCTTCAGGATGTCAGAGAGCTTGTCCTGCTCAACTCCCACGAACTTGGCGCCTGCAGCCATTTTCTGAAAATCAGTGGTGCTGGCGTTCGATACAGCTGCCAGCTTGGCCACCTCAGCCGCGGAGTTGATCGCGGAAACGGTCATCGTTGCGAGCGCTGTGACGCCCGCCACGGCTGCCGCACCAATCGCCACTCCGGCTGCTTTGACGTTCTTCTCAACCTCTCTTCGCCATTTAGCGGAGCTGCGCTCCGCCTTGTCCATTCCGGCTACAAATCCACCAACCTGAGCTATGACATCAAGGGTTAGAGTACCCAGGGATTTAGATGCCATTGCTGCCTCCAAAAAAAACCCGCCGTAGCGGGTTTATAAAATCAATATGATCTAAACTTCACCCTAACTGACTTAGAGTAAACTTTTCCAGTTTCAGAATTAACAATGCTGACTCCGGCAAGCTTTCCGCTTAAGAAGTACCTGTTAATTTCACCTTCTTTTTTGTTTCTAATAGTCGCTGAAATGTAATGCTTGTAGAAATATAGATAATTCGGCACCGGCTCAACACTTACGGCAAGCTTTATTTTTTCACGGTTGCTCTTAAATTCGTCAGACGAAATGTCCAGATCAGCAATCATGCTAACAAAAACCACATGCGGCGATGTTTTTGGGACGGCTGGGGTTACCAAGTAAATTTTGTCACTTTCAAACGACTCAATTAGCGCTTTGGCTCCAAAGGAGTTCTGCCCAATGTAATCACCTTTGTGATATTTATCCTCCGGAAGATCTATCGAATAGTAGAAGTTATTTAAATCAGAAAGCAACTCTCCATTTGGCCTGAAGCCCCAAGACTGAGCATCTTCCATGCGGTTTTCGTATGTCAGGGCTCCGGTCTCGCTATTAAACTTAACCTGATAGTCTTTAACGTCAGACAAAACCGAGAAAGCCCCAAGCTTTTCTATCCGCTTCTTGAAATCTGAATTTGTCTCTAGATCTTTCTGAGGGCCGCCGATTTCCTCTATCGCCTGTACCAAACTAGAAGGTCTATCAAAATTTTTGAATGGACCATTTGCAGCGTACGGCCGGAGTTCAACAAACGCCTCGCTTGGTCCGTATCTGTTTGTATTCGCTACCGGCGCACACCCAACCACCACAAGACATAACGAAATGAAACACAAAAGCTTCATAAATCCCTCACTGGCTGCGACATCGCCTTCATGGCTTGTCTAGCGAGGAATTTAACAAAAAAACTCGTTACGCCCATGTAGCCTTGGCGTCCTCCAGAGAAATCGGCCTGTTGTCCTGATCGTGCGGCGTGAAATCTGCAATGGTGTAGGGAACCGGACGCTTCTTTGGATCACGCGCCTGGTTGGCCAAGATCATGGCCAGCAGGCCGGTGGCTCGCTCCACCCGCATTCCGATGTGGAGCGAGCCGCGGCGCTGCCTGTACTTCTCCCAGGCCCTGAACTCACGCAGGCTCAGGTTTTCCTTGGCTTGCGCGATCGTCGAGCCGCCGATGCCGGAGAGGACGAGCTCGTGCCAGAGTTCGTCGAGTTCGGTGAGCTCTTCGTCTTTCCCAGGTCGTTGACCTCCCGGATAGCTAGCAGAAGCGCGACGGACAGGTCGCCATCAAGAGAGCCCAGGCGCTTGGTGCTCTCCGGGTCCTTCTCCAGTTCAACCGGGTCGAGCGGGCCGTGGGTAATGTCCAGCGGGCTGCTGAACACCGGGTTGCCGTGCTCGTCGCAGATGGACGCGGCGATGCGGGCAGCGATGCTGTCTTGCTTACTGGCTGCCGAAATCACGTCGCTTACCGCTGTCTGGTAGCCCAGCGGGCGGACGTAGACGGTAGCGTTGAAATCGGTGCCGTTCTGGCGCCACTTGATTTTCTTTTCCACCGGGCGGCCAGTGAACGAGCCAGCGCCTTTCAGCGCGTCGAGTGTCAACTTCATGGGTTACCTCAGGCGTTGGTAGTCTTGGGGATCCAGGCGGAGCCGCCAGAGCGCTGGATAGTGGCAGCAGTGGTGACTGCGGCGTTGGCGGCATGATCGAACGGGAAGTCAGCGACATAGCCGTCGAACAGGAACCAGGTGCGGGTCGGCGGAAGCACGAAATCATCGGCGTCGCCAAGGACCGCAGAAGCCGCAGCGCCGGTGCCAGCGCCACCGGTGAAGCTGATTGTCGGCTTGCTGGTGTACCCGGAGCCGGCGTTGGTAATGTTGAAGCCAACCACCTTGCCATCCTCGATGATCGCGGTTGCAGCCGCGCCGGTACCGCCGCCGCCAGAGAACGCAACAGTCGGTGCGGAGGTGTAGCCGGTGCCGCCATTGGTGAGCTCGATAGCCGCCAGCGCGCCTGCCACGCCGACGGTGGGCTTGATGTCCTTGCCGTCCGACCACCCCACTACCCAGCGAATGCTCTCGATGGTGTCGTCTTCCGAGATCTGATGCAGGCGCACATGCGAGGCGTTGCGTGGGTCGACATTAAGGGTCAGTGAAGCCTGGCCAGGGGTACGCAGGCCGCGCAGGTACTTGCGCACGGTGTCGCTGAGGCAAGTCACTTCAACCTGATCAGCGGGGTTGCCCCCTGGGCTGAAGGCGGTGGCGCACTCAACCTCCATGACTTCGAAAACAGTACGGTTTGCAGCCGTGGGCACCAGGGCGTAGATCTGGGTGCCTTGTGCGAGAATCGCCATGGGTCTCTCCAATTGCGGGCAAAAGAAAACCCGCACTGGGCGGGCTATTGGGGTATTGCTCAGCTACCGGTGAACCATCCAGTCCACGTCGAAGCTGGCTCGGTAATTCTTAGTCTCTGGATCGCGGCGCTCAGCACCCCAGCGGGTGACGTAAGCTTCCAGCTCGATCGCATCGCGGATGGCGTCCCTGACTTTCCGAGCGGATTCACCAGTGGCGGCGTAAACGTCGACTTGCAGCGTGAAGCCATCCAAATCTGGGCGGCCAGCCAGGTAATTCTCTGGAATGCCGTTGACGATCTGCCAGACGGCATATGGCCTGGCCACGCCCTCCTCTGCCTCGCCAAATGAGTAGAGGCGCATGCCAGTCCCGGCGCCGAGCAGCGCGGTAACTGCCGGGCTCTGCAGGCAGGCCTGTACGATAGGTGGTGTCATGAGCCTGCCGCCTTCTTCGCTGCGCGCCGAATGGCACGGTCGATTGCCTTTTCATACTCGGTGACGAAGGTGTTGGTCACCTCGCTGATGCTATCGGCCAGGGCCGGGCGCATGAATGGTGCTGCGGGCATCTTCTCGGTACCGAATTCGATCAGTCGCCAATGAGGCGTCGGTGCGTTCGAACTGAGATCTCCGCCATCCTTGAGCACTGCGCCATGCAGGACGCCGATCCGGAAACCCAGGTCGCCAGTGCGCTTGAACAGCCGCCCATTCCAGCGCAGCGCGATGTTGTCCGAGATCGACCGCCCAGTGGCCTTGTCGTCGATGCGCTCAGCACCTGCCTTAGCCTTCTGCACCACCACTTGGGAAGCCTTGCGAAGGGCGGCGCGGCCACCCTTGCGGCGAACATCAACGCTGACCTCTGATAACTTTCCCAGCAGGCTGTCCAGGCCGAGAATGCTGAACTCGACACCGTCAGCCATCCTTCACCCCCTTCTCGACCAAGATCGTCAGGTAATCGAGACCGGATTTGGCGTCAGCCAGAGGCGGACCGACGATGCTGTATACCTCACCTCGGTACAGGATGCGCATGGTCGGAACTACCCCAGCCCGGTACCGGATAACCATGCGGCCCGTGGCCTGGGCCTGGCCGGCCTGAGCCGCTATGAAGTCCTTGGCCGATAGGTCTTCGACACTTGCCGGACACTTCGCCCAGCGAGTGACCCATTCCGGCTCCCCGAACTCCAGGGTCGCCGGGTCACGCACCGGCCTCTGCTCCTGAATGTCGATGCGATGCCGCAGTCTGCCGGCCTGCATCACACACCCATCCGGATGCGGTACGGCATCAGTAGGTGCTGGGATGCCAGCGGCAGCTCGGTGGCGATGGTGCCGGTGATGACATCCTCGCGGTTGGCGAACAGGTGACCCAGCTTGAGCAGGCAAGCCGCCTGGATGGCAGGGTTCAACACCATGCCGTAGGCGATGGAATCCGCCACGTCGTAGGCGTCCGCCAGCGCTTTGCGTGCGTATTCCAGCTGACGGCAGCGCAGGGTGTGGTCCTGCTCCGCCTCAGCGGCAGCTACGGCTGCTGCGTTGGCTTCCTTGGCTTGCTGCATTGCTGCTGGCACACCAGCGTGGGCAGCATCAAGCGCCACCTGGTCAAGGTAAAAACGGCGGTTGAGAAACTGCATGGCCGCCTCCTCCGCGGCTTCGAGCTGCGCCTGGACCAGCACCTGGTCGTCAGGTTCGGCCAGCAGGTGGTGCATGGCCACTTCGATGGCGATCACGGACATGGATCACTCCTTCATCTGCTCTGGCTCGCCACCTGCGCTCAGCCGAGCGGCTTCCGCATTGGCCTCTTCCTGATTGCCAGAGAACGCGCCAATTTGGTTGCCGGCGGCGTCAACCACGATCCACTTACCGCCGCCCTTGTGCTTCGCCTTGAAGATTGCGACAGGCGCATTAGCGGCGCCCAGGGATACGGAAGTCAGCACGCCGGCGCCGGCGGCATCTTCCTGGGAGACGGTCACCACCACCTCACCTTCCGAGTCGTCCAGCTCGGCATAGCCCTTCTGGATCAACTGCCGCCCATGTTGCTCGATGGTTTCGAAGGGCGTGCCCTCCACGAGTGTTTGGCCGCCCAAATACAGAGGTTTCAGGGTTTTCAGCTTCATGAATGCCTCCAGGGGCCGCCGATCTGGCGGCCCGAGCGCAGGGTTACGGGGTGGTCGGCGCAGTGAAGGAACCGTAAATGAATGCTTCTGGTCGCTTCACAGCCAGAGCCAGACGCTCCTCACAACGGATCGAGATCAGGTTCTTCTCGAAGTCGTCGGCGTTCTCGGTCGAGATCACCACGTTGGCATCTTCACGGTCGAACAGTTGAGCGCCAGTCTGGAAGGCGCCAGTCAGGAACTTGCCCTGGAAGCCGACAGCCTCGGTAGCCACCACTGGCAGGCCCCACAGGACCGGACCAGCCAGACCCAGCGGGTTGGCCAGGATGTAGCGACCCAGAGTGTCCTTGGTCAGCTCGATCTTCGCCCAGTCGGTGAAGTGCAGGACATGGCCAGAGGCCGGAAGGCGCGCCAACTGGGCCTGCAGCATGGCCAGACGCAGGTCATCGATGCCGGATTGGTTCTCGACCGCGAATGCCGGAGTGAATGCAGATGCCTGCGGCACGATGCCGTGCAGGTGCACACCGGTACCGTCACCGAACAGGATTTCCTGTTCCTCGACGTACTTGAGGCCATAGCGCATTTCGACATCGACGGTGGAGCCCAGCTGCGCGAAGTCGTCCAGGATCTGCTTGGAAGCCTTGAACATGTGAGCGATGGTCGATACCGCGGTGAGCTTCGACGCGAACTGGATGTCGGAATACGGCTTGGCGGTACCCTCGGCCACAACCTTGGCGGCGTTGGTGAAACCAGTCTGTTGCACCCAGAAAATGGCCGGTGCAGTGGTTCGGCCAGGGGCGATCAGGTCGCGGATGAACAGGCGCTGCTTTGGCGCGGTGTCGATTCCGGGCAGTCGCTGCGGCTCTACGATGCCGGCCGGAACGTCGGTCGACAGCAAGGCAGCGCTGACCGGAATGTTGACGCGCTTGCCGCCTTCAACGCTGGCCGCGAATTGTTTCAGCGCCTCGCTCTTGATCACCACACCGCCGAGGCTATCGCGGATCTGTGGAGTGCTAGCCGAGGGCAGGCGTGCGAATTCCTGCTCGAGTTCGCCCAGCTGGGCTTTCAGCTGCTTCTCGGCCTCGGTCAGGCTGTTGAACTTGGTCGCCAGTTCGTCAACGGCGTTCTTGGTTTCTTCGGACAGGCTGCCGGCCTTCTTGGCCTCGGCCAGGGCGTTCTCGGCCTGCTTGCTGAAATCGCTGGTGGCTTGCTTCAGCTCGGCGGAAACCTGCTTCAGCAGGTCAGCGGTATTGTCTGCCATGGGATCTTCTCCGGTTACTTGAGGGCTGCTGCCGAGAACCGCGACATCGCGGCCTGTAGATCGGCAAAGTGGATGGCCAGGTCGGCCGGGGTTTCGGCAGCGCTTCGCGTACCGGAGGAGGCAGCGCCAGGCGTACCTCCTTTGAGTTCTTGAATCAGGGCGCGGCGCTCAGAGCGCGGCATGCCCTGTTTCGCCAGGATCGTGTCCAATCGGCGGGCGGCGATCTGCTGAGGCGCAAGGGCCTGCGGGTCTTCTTGAGCTGCGTCAGAAGGAAGGAGGCCGTCTGCGAATCCAGCCTCAACGGCGGTGCTGCCGCCCATCCAGGTCTCGACATCCATCAAAGCGCGCATAGCGGCGGTGTCGTCACCCGTCCTGACCGAGTAGATATCAGCCAGGGTTCCATCGATTTGGTCGAGAAACTCCGCGACCTCCGTGAAGTCGTTACGGTCGCCGGCGGCGATAGTCCAGGCGTTGTGGATCATCATGAAGCCCGCTCGGGCGATCTGGATTTCATCGCCGGCCATGGCAATGAACGATGCAGCAGAGGCAGCCAGGCCAAGCACTTGGACGGTTACCTTGCCCTTGTGCTCGCGCAACAGGTTGTAGATCGCCAAGCCTTCGAAAACATCGCCGCCTGGACTGTTGATCTTCACAGTGATGTCCTTGTCGCCGATGCTGCGCAGTGCGGCACTGACGCGCTTCGCCGTGACGCCCTCCCCCGTCCACCAGTCCATGCCGATCGGGTCGTACATGGTGATGGTGGTGGCATCGTCACCAGCGGATGCCTTGATCGCCGGGTTCCAGCGCTCCATAGCTTTCGGCAGCAGATCGGATTCGACGCGCGCGTGCGGCCGCACCGCCGGCGCTGCCGGTAGTGTCTTGAGAGTCATGGGTTACTCCAGGTCAGGCCGCTTTGAGCAGCGGCATCGATATCAGCGCGTGGGCCATCATTGGTCCGTCCGGATTTCCGGATTCAAGAGCCTGGGACGCCAGCTCGACCGCCTTGTTGATGGCCTCTCTGTCGTCGTTGTTGCGTGCCGAGACCAGCCGAAGCATGAATGCCGAGGCAGCCGGCGATACGCCGGCGCTCGGCTTCCCGAGTTGATCAAGAGGCACCAGCGCAGACTGGACCGTGTAGGTGTCACCACCCGGGATAGGTGGCATGTTCTCCAGCCGGCGCACCTCATTGCGAGACATCCAGCCATTTTGCAGAGCCGTGTTGTACCAGGCCCCGCGGCCTGCGCTGTCAGCGCGCAGCAGGCCTTCCACTGCGAACTCAGCGAAGTAGTCGTCGGCATCGGCCTCGCCGATCAGGCAGCGAGTGATTTCCTGCTCGATGTTTACCAGCAGCGGACGCAGGCTGTTGGTGAGGAAGTGGAGGTTCTGCGCCTCAACCGAAGCAGCCCAGCTGGACTGCTTGTCCATGTGGCCGACCATGAAGGGCGGAACACGGAACCAGCGGCAAATTTCCTCAACGTTGAATGCACGCGACTCCAGCATTTGCGCTGCTTCGGGGTTCATTGTGATGCCCTGGTACTTCAGCCCGGCCTCGGCGACCATGATCTTGCCGGCGTTGTTCGAACCCATGAAGGCGGTAAGGCTCGCTCGCAGCTGCTCCCGCTGAGCAGGTTTCAAATCGTTGTCGCTGCTGAGGATGCCTGACGCTTGCATGCCCTGGGCGAATACCTTAGCTGCGGCCTCCTCTGCCGACATCGCCGAACCGAGGATCTCGCGCCCCGTGGTGATGGGTAGCATCCCACAGACCCCATCGAGGCCGAACGCACGAATGTGCATCAGGTTCTTTTCGGGGATCTCCCGTTCGACTCCGTTCTCGCTGTACTTGTACTGAAGACGACCGTTTTCAAGTCTCTTCACCGACACGCACTGAGGAAGCAGCGGCACAAGCGCCACTACGCGCTGGCCGACCATCTTCTTCTCGACAAAGGCGTTGCCCCGCAAGCACAAGCTTGCCACCACCAACAGCATGAACCGCTGAGGAGTCATTTCGGCATTCGGCACTCGGCACAGCAATCGGTACAGCGGGTGATCCTTCGCCGGCTCCCTCGATCCATCCGGAAGACGCCGGTAGAACCTCAGTGGGAGCGTGGATACCGATTCTGAGAGCAGCCGAACGCATGCCCACACCGTCGACAGCTGAAGCGCCTTGTCTACGGTGACGTGCTTGCCACTGGCCGAGCTGCCGAACCACTCTTGCCAGAAGGCGCCGGTATTCAGGCCGATGGGCACGCCCAGCCAGTCCAGCAGTGCGGTCTTTACCCGCCCTGGTTTCTTATCGCGCGCCATTAGATCCCTACCATGATGGGGTTTTCGAAGAAGCCATCTAGATTTGAATTGTCGTTCCCGCCCAATTTGATCACCACGGCGCAGCCGGTGATCAAGCTCACCATGCCGTCGATCTTGTTCTCCGGACGTTCCTTGTTGGGGTAGATGTTGTCCTTCACGTCGAGCTTCGCGACGACGTTGGAAGCCATCCAAGTCAGCACCGGGCAATCGCCGTGGGCCAGCTTTCGCTGCAGCACCAGCGCTTCAACCTCTTTCATGGGCTCGCTCAGGTTCTGCACCGTCTGGCGCAGCTCAACCATCGGCAGCCCCTCGGCATCCATTTCCTGGGCAAGCTGGGTGGCCTGCCATGGGTCGTAGGCATAGGCTCGAATGTCGAACCGGCCGGCAAACTCACGCATATCATCCTTGATGACTTCGAAGTCGGTGACCTCGCCGTCAGTGAGGGTCAGGAGGCCCAGGGCGTCGAACTCACGGTACCGGGCGGTGTTGCCGTCCAGCTCCTCGAGCACGCGCGCTTCTGGCAGGTAGTACCTTGCGTGGATGTGCCAGAACGGATCGTCGCCATGCGGCGGGAAAATCAGCAGGTTTGCCGCGATGTCGATCTTGCTGGCCAGGTCTAGGCTGCCGTAGCACGGCCGCCCCTCCAGCTCCGCAAGGCTCTTCCTGGCTGGAGCCTCTTTCCAGCGCAGCATGTTGAGCCAGGCATTCTTGGCTCCGACCCATTCGTTCAGGTGCTTTGTGCGGAACGTGGCCTGCTTGGTCGCCGACTGCATCGCGTCGCGCTGCCGGGCCAAAAGGAAGTCCTCGCCGACCGAAATCCCGAAGTTCGGATTCGCCTTGCGCAGCGCGAGTTCGCTGGTCCAGTCGTCGCCCTGGTCGATGGTGTATAGCGCGGGCCAGAGATCCGGACGCTCAATGACGCCTTCCAGCATCCGCTCGGAGTCGCGGATCAATTGGTGGCAGGGGCCGCCGATGCTTGATCCAGCTGTGGTGATCACCAGCATTACGGGCTGCTCGCGCGCCCCCATGCCAGTCTCCATCGTGTCATACAGCGTGGAGTCTTGGTGCTCATGGTACTCGTCAACGATCGAACATGATGGAGATGCACCGTCGCCTGGTTTCCCGATTACCGGCTCGAAGCGCGATCCGTCGGCCAGCAGGACCATGTTTGAGGCGTTCACGTCGACACCATAATGCTCGCGCAGATCGTCGGTGCGCTCGACCATCTGCTTGGCCGGCCTGAACACCTCCCAGGCCTGCTTCTCGGTGGTAGCGCCGGAGTAGACCTCGGCCCCGAACTCGCCATCAGCGACGAACATGTACAGGCCAACCCCGCCGCCGATGATCGACTTGCCATTCTTGCGTGGCACAAAAATGAGGATCGTCCGGTAGCGCCGGGTGCCGTCCTTCTTGCGGACCCAGCCGAACGGCACGCAGACCGAGAAAAGCTGCCACGGCTCAAGCTTGATCAGCTGCTTCTTTCCGCCCCATTTGCCCTTTGTGTGCGGCAGCAACTGCAGGAACTTGGCGACTCGCTCCCCCTTGGCCGGGTCGAACTTGTACGGGAAGTCCTTTCGCTTCGAAGCAGCCAGGTCGTCAAGGTGACGCCGGGCCAGCAACTTGATCCACTTGCAAACGAGGATCTTCCCGGCGACGACATCCTTGGCGTACTTCTCAGCCGCCTTCATCAGCGGAAATTTCGTCTTTGCCATCACAGCTCCGCGAATGCATTGCCCTTCGGCGCGTCCTTCTTGCCGCCACCAACCTTGGATCGGTCAGCCGGGGTCATACCGAACTTGCCGAGCATGGCCTCCAGCCGCACCAGCTTGGCAGCAGGGAAATCGAGTGGGTCGTTGCGGAACTGGGCCAGCAGGTTGGCGGCCAGTTCCAATGTCAGTCGGTCGGAGTTGGTCAATACGTCCCTTGGGGCGTACTTGGCGATCTCCTTCCAGGCGTGGAGAACTGCTCCGTTGATGTGAGCCGGCGGGGCGGTCAGCTCGCCCACCGGTTCAGCGTCCTCGCGGCGCCGCTGGGGGTCTTTCTTGAACGCACCCGTCAGCTCAAGCACGTTCGTCGGCTTGCGCGGTCGGGCCATTTTGGAAACCTGAATTTTGCGGAAATAGAAAAAAGACTGAGGGCGCGGTGTCCGAGCGAAAAGGTGTGAACTTTCACTAGGCCCCTACCCCTACCTTGATCGGTATGCAGCTCCAAGCCTTGCCGCTGACGATCTTGGGGATGTATTCGCGGTGTACGCCGTACTCCTCGGCCAGAGCCTTCGGCGACTCGCCTGCAGCTCTCCTCTGCCTTATCTCAACCACCTGCTGGTCAGTAAGGCGTCGATGCAGAGCCTTCATTCCTGGCCCGCGAGTACCATGCTTGATGGCGTCCTCTAGGTTCTGTCGCCTGGTACCCCACGCCAAGTTAACCGGACGGTTGTCCTCGCTCACACCGTTCAAGTGGCGCGCTTCAAGGCCGTCAGTCTGCGGCAAGCCTGCGTACGCCATAAGCACGAGTCGATGCACTTCGAAGCGATGACGCTCCTTCTTGCCATTGACTCGCACCGTCAATGTGACGCGATGGTAGCCATCGTACACCTGGCTCTTCAGCACCCTTACCGATCCAGATCGAACAGACGCAACTTCCCCGTCCTCAGTTGCGTAGTAGCCGCTGAGGTTGGGTATAGGTCGCATGGTCTATCTATCGATGTTGTCGGGATTCTTTCTGCGTCTTGGCCTTGTGACAGTCGCGGTTGATCGCCCGAAGGTTGTGATCATCGTCGGTGCCGCCGTGGGCCAGGGCAACAATGTGGTCAACCTCGTGCGCTTCTCGGATCCTGCTGAGCCTGACGCAGTCGTCGCAACGGCAGAGGTACTGGTCGCGCTTCAAGATCCGCTCACGGATGCGGCGCCAGGGCCGGCCACCTCGGCCGGACCCCTTGCGGGTGGCCCAGGCCTTGGCCTGCTCGGCAGCCAGCTCGGCGTGTCCGTCGCAGTAGCCATTGGCGTTGCGGTGCAGCGATCGGCAGCCTTGAGCTCGGCAAGGTCGTTGCGGCCTCAGCGGCATGGCGCACCACTCAAGTAGGTCTTGGGCGGGGCATCTGGATCAGCATCACCCTCATCCGCCAGGGCTTCGATCAGTGCCAGGTTCTGGCTTACGATCGTCTCCAGCAAAGCGGTCTGCTTCTGCTGCTGCTCCAGAATCTGCTGGAGCAAAGAGATTGCTTGCTCGTTCACGCGCGACCCTCATCCACTTGTTGATCCATTCGCGCCGGGCGGCGCATCCACTACAGGCCATTGCTCACCTCCTGTACCAGATCAGCTGGTAGCACCGCGCATCGGCGGGTATCTCGGCGATGGGCCAGCGCAGGCAGCCCATGTACTTTCGCTCTGGCAGGGTGCGGCTCACACGCAGCGTCTGCACCAAGTAGGCAGATCCGGCAGCAGTGGTTATGAAATCACTGACTGCAATGCCGTCGGCACCGTCGACATACAGCCTGCATGGTGTATAGGGTTGCTTCGCCATGATTCGATAAGCTCTCTCGCGCAATGAAATCGGCGCATCCGCGGGGTCGTTGGAACAGCATTCCGCCCGGATGGTCGTAGCGGAAAGATCTGGAGAAACCGTGATGAAAGAAATCGAAGAGCTTATAGACAGGTGCGTTTTGCTGACCGAGAAGCTTGAGGGCCTACTGGAGGAGCACCCTGTGGCGTCCGGAACAGCTGTTTATGAGACCGCCGTTCGTGTCCTCACCATGCAGGTCAATCAGCTTCAGCAAGATGTAATTGCCAAGGCAGCGCGCGGAGTCATCCACGAAAGGGATCAGCTTCAACCGGTCTTCGGTCGAGTGCTTCACTAATCTGGCGGAACGCATGATCAGCGTGCTCGCGCCACGAAACGGCGCATGTCTGATTTGTGGCGCGGCTACTGCGATACCCGGTTCAGCGCCTCATCAGCCTTGTCGGCTGCCTGGGTCGCGGTAGTGGCTGCCTTCGACGCCTTGGTCGCGGCGCTCTCGGCCTTTCTGGTCAGCTCGTCCAGACGCTTGTCACGTTCAGCCATTGCGGCGTCGTAGGCCTTCCGGATCTCGTCGACCTGGTGCGACTGAGTGCTGGCCATCGACCAATAAGCAGACTGCCAACCCAGAACTGCACCGCCTGCAATGAGCACCGCAGCGATGACCCACACCTCTGCCCGTCGCCACCAGCGTCGAGCGATGAATTCCAAAGCGCATTTGTCCATCAGGCTGTACCTCCAAGCTGTGCACGCAGCCGGGAGATCTCTGCGCTCTGCGTGGTCACCTTCTCAGTGAGCTGGCCCACCTGACACGTGAGCGCTTCAATCTTTCCTTCCATCCGTCCAACTGCTGCTGCAAGCTCGTTGCGCTCCTTGGCGAACTGATCAGCACGGGCCTCGGCCAGCTTGCGGGCCTCGCGCTCGGAGTCGAGCAGTTCATTCAGCCGGCGGACGGTGCCGATATCGGCGTTGTCCATGGCGCGGTCGGTGGCATCCTTCGAGAGGAACTTCCTCAACCACAAGAAACCGCCTACCAATACTGTGCCCGTGCCGCCCAGCCAGGTGGCTGTGCCTGGGCCGAGGTCGGTCGGGTCCATTTTACCTCCAATAAAAAAGCCCGCTTGCGGCGGGCTCGGTTGGGTTACCCCTATTCTTTTGGGCGATCTAGGGGAGAGGTTTGATCATCCATTTCGGTTTCCCCTCCTTCGTCCTCATTCATGAGAGGGTCATCGTCAGGATCTGGTGTTTCTGGAGTTTCAGGCTGGAGAGATGGGTCTTCCGTCATTCCGCTGTCGTCTTGACCCATTCCGCCCTGTTGTCTCGGATCGGTACTCATGTCAGTGCACCTCAGAGGTAGATGTCTACTCCTGTTTTGATGGTGACTGATTCGAAACCGTTCGTTCGGATTGGTGACCGCCTATCGCAGGCGTTTCTAAGCTCATCGTGGTCAGAATCTTGGCAAGCGCAATGCTTCTTAGGCGTTCGATACCCCAATGCAGCGCGGTGGTGACTGTCTGGCCCGGCCGCTTTTCGTAGGCCTCTTCTAAAAGAAGAGTGCCACTGTTGTCATACAACCCGAGAAAAAGCTGAGTTGCACCTGTGCATGACAGACGGGCCTGGACCTCAATGGTCCAATCCTGCCCTACCACCTCCGAATGAGTAATCGTAACTAGGCGGGGATCAGCCCACCGCCAATAGGTAACACCTCTCATTTTCATAGTCGGCCCCTCGTTGGTGGTACTTTGAGTAAGGCATAACGGATGAAACGAAGCGGGCCGCTCGTCGCCTAAGGGAATGGAAAATTAACGCCAGGACAATTTCATGGTGGAGATACAAGCATGTCTGAACTGTTCGTGATCAGGTACTCATTGCGAGGCGAGGAACGCACATTCGTTATCCGCACATCAAAAATGGACAATGTAGAGGCTTGGCATTGGGCGGCTTGCGATGCAGGTGTAGGGATAATTCCCAAATTCGGGGCTTCAAGCATCCAGAAGGTTTCTCGTCCTACTGCTGAACGCTACGGACTCACTGACGTCCGGTGGCGCCGATCTGGAAGCATATGAAATATAGGATCGACTACAACCTCAGAGGACAAGCCCGATTCTGGGTATGCGAATGGCCGACTCGATTTCGACATGATGACGCTCTTGCCGCGCTCCTTCGTCTGCATGCTCACATGGATTCTGTTACTCAGATGCGGGTCCCATTCCCTGCAACTCATGAAGAACTGACAGCGGCAGTCACCGACTTAGGTATTTCCGATGTCCGCATTAGGATGCATGAGCCCGATTAGCCCCAGCCGCGCGGCGCTTTTACTCAGCTGCGGTGCAGCATGCCGCCGGGCTTGAGCTCGTCGCGCAGAAGATCGCGGATTGCGTCAACTAGTTGAGAGCCGAGGTGGAGTTGTGGCTCGGTGGACAAGCCGACGCCAAAGCCAACGGCATGGCGCTGGCCTTGCTCGTTCGACTTGATCTTGACCTCGAACCTACCTGGGTTCACTAAAGCGCTCCCGACTGCCGACTTTGCGATAAACACTTGGCCGTCGATCACAACGAATGGCTCGCCCGGCTCATTGGCACGCTTCACCACTTCCAACTGGCCGGCACCTGCTTCACGTAGAGCAGTCTGAGCGGCCCGGATCTGCCGGGCAGTCTCGCCGTGGAAGACCACCTTACCCATGCGCAGTGGCTCGACTGCCTGACCGGCATCGATGAGAAGGTCTGCTGGCTCGCAGCAGGTCACACGGCTGGTCAGGCTTGTTGCAGCGGCGGCTTCCGCGACTTTGGTGGCCAGTACGCCGATCGCCTGCCCCTGCTGTTCTGCATGGCCAGCTCGTGCGGCGCTGGTGTTTGACAGCGCAGAAACTGCCGTGGCGTCTGCCCTGCCTACAACCTGGCTGCTTAGCGCGCCCAACTGGGACTGCAGGCTGCCAACTGAAGCAGCCAGAGAATTGATTGCCGACAGAAGTTGATCGGACATTCGCATGCTCCAGAAACGATAAAGGCCCGCCGGAATGGCGAGCCTTGGATACGTGAAAAGATGGCCCCGTGCTATCGTCGAGTTTCCACACAAGACGTTTCACGGAGCGAAAAACGATGAAGGTAACCCTCAAGTGCGCTAAGTGCGGCAGTGACAAGTTCGAGGTTCCGGCCAGGCCGAACGACAACTCGAAGGTCACCTGCGGCAAATGCGGCGCTGTCGAGACTTACGGAAAGCTCATGAAGGCTGTGGGCGACAAGGTCACGAAAGACCTGCAGCGGCAGCTCGGGAAACTGTTCAAATGACTTGAGTGTTCCAGCCAGAGGGCGCAGGAAGTCAGCGGCGCCCTCAACCTCAACGTCGAGCACTAGCTTTTCCATACAGCCTCCAGATATGAAAAAGCCCCGACAGGTGTCGAGGCTAGGAATGGGTGCGGAGGGCCGGCGCATCCCGGCTTGGTGGTCTGGCTCGCTGGGTCACGTACCCCAGACTCTCATCGCGTAGCCGATCAGGGAGCGCACGGCTTTGATCGACGCCACTACCGACTTAGTCCAGCTGCCTGAACGTGTCATCCGCATAAAAAAGCCCGCACAGGGCGGGCAAAGAGGGATCGTGCTTTTTTAAATCTGGTGGCTGTAGAACAGCGAGTACGACTCGATACCGTCGTTGGGCTGCTTAATGCCAGCGTTGGAGTAGTGAATCGCTCGGATGCCAACCTTCTGCGTCTCGCCGATCTTCAAGCCCGCACCGATGCGGTCTTCGAAGTTGAAGGCCGAACCAAAGTCCTGGTCACCTGCGGACGTACCAGAGAAGACCGCCAGGCCGATGCCAGCCTCAACGAATGGCTTCACGTTACCGCTGCCGAACTCGTAAACGAAAACTGGCGCAAAGGACAGCGAGTGAGCGCCACCGGAAGCATCTCCTGCTTCCCAATAGGTATACCCAGCATCCCAATAACCGGTGAGACGGCCAGTACTGGATTCAAACCAGCTTTTGTCCCAGTTAAAGCCAATGCCGACGCGCGCTGTAAGACCACCTTGGCCTGTCGCGCCAAGCGCCCCGGATAACTCAGCCGCCCCGGCGGACGCAGCGAAAAGGGAAAGCGCCACAACGGCGAGAACGTTTTTCATACTCACGGTCTTCCATATTATTGAGTAGCAACCTATCAGAATCATAGCGCTATCAAATCGTTCCCTCATACAAGAAAAATGCTTTTTCTGGAGGGCTACCTGAATCGAAGCCCCTCAAAAACACAAAACCCCGACACGATGGCCGGGGTTTGTCTGTGTCGCGTAACGTTGCAAGCTGGACACGCTGCTATGAAAACAGGTGTTTATCCGCCCGCATAGATCTTTTTACGCAGCTTCTCGAATTTCTTCGAGGGCGCAGTCGATCCATGCAACGCCCGCCTTGATGATCTCCCGCGCCTTGCGCTCTGACATTCCCGCCTCCCGGCCAACCCGCATGGCCGGGTGCTTCGAACCGTAGTAAGCCCATACGAAATCACCCATCTGCTGGTTGCGCTTCGTCAGCCTGGCCACGGCGCCGTCGATGATCAGCGCCAGGTCGTCTGTGATGACATACTGCCGAGCACCACCCTCGCTGGGTACGTTGTCGCGCATGAGCGCATAGAGTGGCGACACGTATCGTGGCACCCCCATCTCACTCATTCGCCACCAGCCCCATTGCTCAAGCATGTACTCGGTATCGCCCAGCGCCTTGTCCACGTAGGTTCGTTTCTTCATGCAGCCCTCCGGGGCGTTGGGTCAGTGTCCAGGCCGAACAGTTCGCGCAGCAGCTTGTCAGCGTTTTTGTTTTTGGCATTGCCCTCGGTGATCCAGCCCTTGGCGAACTGCTCGAATCCCACATTGGCGCGCGCGGCATGCCAGTCAGCCACGATATCCATCAGGGCCGCTGATGCGATGCGGCCATTGGTCTGCTCCAGCAGCATGCGGTTGCCCACCTTGAGGAACTTGCACTCCACTGGGGTCATGCTCTTGCGCGGCAGTGCGGCAGTAACGTTGCTCATCGAACCATCTCCAATTCCTCGTCCACCACCCGCACGCACTCGTCGAATACCTCCTTCGGCACCCGCGCGTTCAACTCACGCAGGATGGCCTTGTCGCGGGCCTGCCAAGCCGGACAGTTGCGACGGGCTTCGACTCGCAACGCCTTCATGTGCTGCATCAGGCGCTGACGGTCGCGATTGATGTGCTTCAGCGCCGCCTTGGCTCGGTGGTACCAGTTCGCGTCGGCGTACTGCCCTTCCGTTACAGCTTTGGCCTTGGCCTGCCCGATCTGGCACTCCAGGCGGATGGCATCGCGGCACAACACTTCCTCCAGCACCTCGCACTCGGCCAGGGTGGCGGGCAGCTCAGCAGGCCCGCGCGGGGCGCAGATGGACGCAGGGGTATTGCCAGTGGCAACAGGCTGCCCGGCGCCAGCACACTTGGTCACGATCACCGAGACGACCGGGGTTGCAGGTTTGCCAGCGCCAGCGCGTGGCCACAGATCAGAAAGTTTCATGCTGAGCTCCTTTGGTGCGGTGACGGCCGGCAAATGTCCTGCCCATTTCGACTTCTTCGTTGCTTGGCTGGTACCCGACCAGTTCGGCAAACCTGTGATAGGCGCCCTGGTGCTGCACGCGGCAGATACCGGTTTCACCATGGCGGTTCTTGTCCACGATCAACTCGGTGACACCCGACTGCCCCTCTTCTGACTCAGGGTCACGGTGGACCAGCACCACCACGTCGGCGTCGGCCTCGATCTGGCCAGAGTCACGCAGATCGCTCTTCGTGGGGCGCTTGTTCGCCCGGTTGTTTGGGCCGCGGTTCAACTGCGCCAGCACCATCACGGGCACTCCCAGTTCCTTGGCCAGCCGCTTGATCGACTTGCTGATGTCGGTGACCTGCTCATATCGACTGGCCGACTTACTCTCGCCGTTGACCAGGCCGATGTAGTCCAGCGTGACGGAGCCCAGGCCATGCTCGCGCTTGACCGTGCGGCAGATCTGACGGATATCGCGCATCGTCAGGGAGGCGTCATCACAGAAGATCAGCGGAGCGCCATCGAGCTTGCTCACAGCCGCCGTCAGGCCTGGCCAGTCGCTGTCGGCCATCGAATGTCCTTCGGTGATGTGCTTCAACTGCACGCTACCCACTGAGGCCAGCGACCGGTTTGTCAGCTCCACATCCGTCATCTCAAGGCTGAACACCAGCGACGTGGACTTGGCCACCAACGCCACCCGCTCTGCGATACCTAGGCCCAGGGTGGTCTTGCCGCTACCCGGGGCGCCAGCGATGACGACCATGTGCCCGGCGCAGATGCCGGGAATGAACTTGTCGAGCGATGGCAGCCCGGTATCGAACCCCAGCACCACCTCGCGGTTGAATCTCCGGTCAACCCCGTCGATCGCTTCGGGCAGGATCTCGCCCACGAAGCGGTAGCGCTTGCGAGAATCCAGCCCTTCCGCCTCAAGCGCGATCCAGGCCTGCTGACCCTGCGCCAGAACCTCGTCCAGTGGCTCGCCATCCTTCAGCCGCTCCGACATGATGTGGGCGGCGGCTATCACCCGGCGGGCAACTGAACGCTGCTTCACGATCCGGGCGTACTCGGTGAAGTTCGCCACGCTGGGCGTGTTGTGAGCGATGTGAGCAGCCACTGCCAGCGTGCCACGGCCGTCTGCCAAGGTCGGCCTGGCATCTGACAGGGTTACCACGTCGATCTGCCGCCCCTTCGCCTTGAGCGCCAGCAGTAGCTCGAACAGCTCGGCACAGTCGGTCTGGTAGAAATCCCCGACCTCAAGCTTCACGTCGTCAATGAGCGCTGGCTGGTGGATCATGGCGCCGATCAGGGCGTGCTCCGACTCAGGGCTGTGCAACCGTGACACATCCTTTGTGCAAGCCACGTAATCTTGGTTGATCATGCTACCCCTCCAACACGCGCCGACGACCAGGTGAATGGCGCCAGCAGGCCGCCGTTCTCACGCAGACGGTCCATGGCCCGCGGCCCGATGTACTTCGGCAGCTGCTCGCGCTCCTGGTTGCTGATCAGGACCGTCGGGCGAACAAGCTGATAACGCCGGTCGATAACCTCATGCAGCAGGCTGGGCATGAAGTCCTTGCCATCGCGGGGCGCGTGCATACCCACCTCGTCGATCACCAGCAAGTCGACAGCGGCCAACTCAGCCAGCAGGTCGGACTTCGACGGCCCTACGTTGCTACGGAAGCTGTCCGTCACGGCCTGCATGATTGCCTCGGCAGTCACAATCAGGCCCTTGGCGCCGTATTCCCGAACAACGTGCTGCAGGATGGCGCATGACAAGTGAGTTTTCCCGTTCCCGACCTCGCCCAGTAGCATGAGTGCGCGGCCAGCCCGGTAGTGGCCTTCGAACTCCTCGGCGTAGCGCCGGCAAATAGACTGGGCGCGGACTTTGGCCGATTCAGCGTTGGTGATGAAGCTGTCGAACGTGCAGCCCCGGAAGCGCGGCGTGATGCCGGTGGCGAAAAGGTCACGGTTGAGCTCTTCGGCTTCCTTCTCAGCGTACGCAGCGTCACGCACGCTGTCCTCGCACTGGAGGTTCAGAGCCTCCCAGCGGCAGCGCGGGCACTCAGTCGCCTTCCACCCTCCATCAAACTGCTCGACCTGCTTCGTTTCGTACTGGCCATGACCAGGTGCTTCACATTTGGCAATGCCGGTGGCGCGCTCGCCTGGGGCTGGACTGAATTTAGATGAGGTCATCAGGGTACATCTCCTGGTGATGGGAGGGCACTTGCAGTACTGCGCTACGCGATCCGGTAGCTGGAGCGCTCCAAGCGTCCTGTTTGAGTCGATTCACAAGCCATTCCGTCTTGAACCCCTGCCAGCCAGCCGTCATTGCTTCAGCCAGTGCCTTGTCGGAGCTGATGCCAGCTTGGCGGCACGACTCCAGCTCCTTCAGCACGGTGTTCCAGATCGTCGTATTGAGCGGGCCTTTCTTCTTCCGGAACTGGAAGTAGTCACGGGCGGTCTGCTCGGTCAGATCAGGCGGTGCCAACTCAAGCATTTGCTCGATCGTGAAACCGTCATTTCCCCTCTTACGGTTCCTTGATGGTTCACCTTTGGGTTCTATTACGGTTCTGGGGGCATCTGGTGCCGGGGTGTCCGGCATCTGGTGCCGGGGTGGGGGGCACGTGCTGCCGGGGTCCCCGGCATCTGGTGCAGGGGGGCATTTAATGCCGGGGGCATAAGATGCCGGGGTTACGACGTAGTAGGTCGACCGCCCTGCGCGCTCTTTTGCCACCAGCAAGCCGACACTTTCCAGCCACCGGATCGCGTTGCGCACAGCCCGCTCCTTCAGGCAAGTGCGCTCGCAGATCCTGGCAATGGATGGCCAGCAGACGCCATCGTCATTGGCGTTATCCGCAAGCGAGATCAGGACCGACTTTTGGGCGGCGCTCATTTCGAGCGGCCAGCAGGCGGTCATTAGGATGGTGCTCACAGGTCAAGCTCCTCCGTAACTCGGCGCACAAAGGCGTCGTAGCTCTCGGTCATCTCGAAGCCCTTGTCTTCCATGGCCTGCCGACCAGCCTTGGCCAGTTCGTAGATAGTCCAGCGCTCGCGCTCGGGCAAGCCCTTGAACTGGGTGTAGGTTGGCCAAGGTCCATTGATGATCTTTGCGCCTGCGCGCTGCGGGAGCTCCTGGGCTGGGTTCGGGGTAATGGTCATTGGAGAGTCTCCGATGAGAGACCCGTAATACCGCTCACCACCTGCGCCATATCCGTCAGCGTGCCACCGGAGAGTCGGCGGACCAGGATGCCAAGGGCGGTGGTGGCGTTGATTGCCTCCACGGCCACGGTCGCCTTGATTTGCGCGTTGTCAGCGGACAGGGTTGCGTTGGTGCCAAGCCTGACCTTATCGCTGGCGTTGTACGCGGCGCAGGCCAGCTCCAGGTTGCCAAGGTGGGAGTAGCCATCTGGAGGGGTTGGGCTGATGAACGCGCCCGCGATCGGGATCAGCTGGTCCGGGTAAGGGGCTCCCTCCAGCAAGTGCCGGCCAATGGCCTCCCAGTGGTCTTGAGCCACGACAGCTGCGTCATGACCTGTCTTGCGCGCGAACAGCACCTTGAGCGCGTAGAAGGCCCGGATTAGGTCGATGTGAGTGTCGTCCTCCTTCTCGATTGAGTACTCGGGCTCGTTGATCACGTCGAGCGTGTCCTTGATGACCTCGAAGCACTTCAGCAGCAGGGCGGCGTCGGTGTACTTCCGGAAGGCCTCCTCGCTGATCACCTCAATCTCGGCTGGTTCTGGGAAGTTCAGTACGTTGCTCATTGGGCACGCTCCAGGCGTTCAACGAGACCGCGCAGCTTCCTTTTCAGCTTGGTGGTCAGGGCGCGCTGGTCATACCAACGGTTGTAAGCGCCCTCGGTGAACTGGACTACCCCGCGATACGCTGGGTCTTCGAAATCGAAGCGGGTGCGCTCACCATTGCCGGGACGGCCGTGAGCGCGGAAGTAGGTCGCATACATAGCGCTCAACTCACGCTTCAGCGAGTTGCGCAGTATCTCGGCGCGCTGGAAATCAATGGCCACTTCAGCGATCTGATTCGTCAATTGCTCGTGGGTCATCTTGGGCTTCATTGGTGCTCTCCAGCAGCGCCGAACAGTTCGGCCAGGTCAATTTGGTAGACAGCCGCCCAGGCGGCCGCAGGCCAGGAGCGAACCCAGCCGAATCGAGGGTCTTGGACTTTCGGGGCGGACACCCCATGGATGTCACACCAGTTCTTGAGCGGACGGAAACCCTGGCCACCGAAGCTTCGGTGGGCGGCCTTTTCAACCGCCGTCACGGTGGCGTGCTGGCAACCACGACCCAGCTCGTTCTCCAGGTGCATGACCTTGCGGACAGCAGCTGATGCAGTGGCCATGGCGGTGGCTTCTCGCCGACTGCCGATCTCCGCCTTGGTGGCGATCGCATGGTCACGCTGCTCCAACGCCAGCTGCTCAGAACGCTTCGTGGCCAGCAGGTGCTCCAAGGCCGTGATGTAGTCGCCAGGGAGAGCAGGTGCTGGTGCCGGCCTGAAGTAGTTGCTGACCAGTTGGCGCTGGACCGTCCAAGCCAGATCGTCGGTTAGCGACTTGACCAGCATCAGATAGCCCTGCTCGGTCAGGACGATCAAACCGCGATTCGGCACGTCGAAACCTAAACCGCGAATTTCGCTGTTTTCAGATCGAGCGATGACGTAGTAGTCACTACCGACAATGAGCCGGTCACGGTGCTCGCGGAAATTGCGACCAGCAGTGTCATCCGGCCGCTCATGCACCTGGTCGATCATCGCCAGGGTGACTACGCGCTGGCCGCGATACTCGACGACGGGCAGCTGAGTGTTGTGGATGGTGACTAGCTTCATGCCGCACCTCCCGCGCCACGTTTTGCAGGGGTAGGTTTTTGTGGCGCGACGGGCTGCTGGGCTTCAAGGTTGCGGAGGTTTTCATCCATCTTCCGCGCCCACTCCTCGGCGTTGGTCGCCCACTCCTCGGCTTGTATGGCCCCGATACCGGCCAAGCGACCTGCGGTGTCAGGCTCAGGCAGCAATTTGCTCACAGCCAGGAACATGGTCTTGAAGTCGTTGAGCTTTTCCCGCAGCACCATCAGGTCGTCGTAGGCTTCATCAGCAATGTTTTGAAGGGTCTTCATTGGGCTTCCCCTGCTGCATTCATCAGCTGAGACAACTGGTCCCGGGCTTGCTCGGCCAGCATGTACATCGCTTCGTGGATGGCCGACTCACCATGGAAATCAAGCTGAGGCGCGAACCCGTTCTGCTGGTCGTCCTTAAAGGCATGGTTGTCCATGAGGATGGAGGCGAAGCTCTCGATCACGCGCAGGCGGGACAGGACCTTTTCGCCCAGGTCGCTGATTGAAGGGGTCATTGGGATACCTCCGCGCCACGAACTGGCGAGGGTTGGTTTTGTGGCGCGAGGTCTTCGGCCTGCTCGACAGATCCAACCCCGGAGTCGATCAGCGCTCTCGCTTGGCCAACCAATGCGCGGATCGCAAAGGCCAAGTTACAGCTTGCATTGACCTGGACGAGCTGGCCGAGCAGGTCTTCTGCTGCGCTCAGATTGGCACTTGCAAAGTTGAACGCCTCAGAGCAACTGATCCCAGGCACCGTCGAGAAGAAGTACTCGCCCCCGTTCTGGTTGAATTTAGTCGCCATGGTCACAAGCGGGCCCGCTTGCGTTGGCGGTGCCTCGGTGGTATTTTTTGGGTGCGACATATCGCCGTCTCCTAATCAAAGACGTTTCAAGAAGGTCCCCGGCAAGGGACCGGATCTAAAGAACCCGCCGGCAAGCGGGTTTTTTGTTGCCTGCTGAAAAGTCAGCCGGACAACAAAAACTGAGCGGCGTGGGTGCTCATCAGCTGGCCAGCGCCGTACTGGATGAATTCACAGCAGATTCGTTGGGCTGCGCGTGATGGCTTCTTGCTGCTACCTTTTGTTCCAAGGTCGGAAGCGATTCCGCCAGCGATGGACGAATGCACGAAGCGGCGAAACGCCCATGAGTTTTGGCCTGAATGATCAGCGCCATATCAGCAGAGCAGCCATGGACGCCGCGCACCCAACCGCTGACAGTGCCTTGCGTCACGCCTAGCGCTTTCGCTGTTGCCACCTGGCCGCCAAAAAACTTGACCAGGTCATTGAAGATTTCATTCATGGGCTTAACGCCGAATAGAGGTATGCCTTTACTGTATTTTAGAGGCATACCTTTTTGCAAGGAAAAAGGCTAACCATTAGATTGGTGCGTTATGGAACTTAAAGATCGACTCAAACACGCCCGCCGCCTGAAAGGGCTTACCCAGACCGAGCTGGCCGAAAGGGCTGGCATCGCGCAAGCCTCAATCTCGGAAATCGAGAGAGGGCTCTCCCGATCCAGCAGCCACCTGGTGAAGATCGCCCAGATCTGCGGGGTTGACGCGCTATGGTTGGCGGAGGGAGTGGGTAGCATTCCCGCCCCAACCGAGCCAGGTTACGCTCTCGTCGGTGAGGAGATACAGAAGCTCTCGGCTGCGGACATGGTCAGGCAGATGCTGGCAAAAACGGGCTCGGGCCTGTCGGAAGAGGCGCGCAATCGTCTACTCCAAGCTGCCGAAGAGACCGATTCCCCCCCTGGCGACGGCTCTGCAAAGGTAGGCGCTAGCCGTGGCTCCGCTGGCGATATGATCCGAATCGCACATTACGACGTGCGGGGTGCAATGGGTAGCGGCCAGGTGACGCACGACTACCCGGAAATGCTCCGAGATGTACGCGTCAGCCTGCGGCACCTGCGAGAGCTGGGGCTGGACTTCAAGGAGCCGCACCACCTGAAACTCGTCACGGGGTGGGGGCAGTCTATGGCCCCAACGATCAAAGACCGAGATCCGCTGATCGTCGACGTAACCGTTCGAGAGTTCGTGGGGGATGGTGTGTACTTCATATCCTGGGGTGGCCATGAGTACATCAAGCGACTGCAGGTCGCGGACGATGAGCACTTCGAGATGATCTCCGACAACCCCAAACATAAGGATCGGATGATCCGCAAAGAAGAGACCTACATCCAGGCAAAGGTCCTGTACGTCTGGAATGGCAACCTGCTCTAGCGCGCCGAGTCAGGGCTCAGCGCGCATATGCGGCCTCAAAACGGGGCGGCGACCTCCTCTTCGGCTTCTGCCCCCTCCATCGTCAAGGTGGAGGTCTGCTCTTCATCGGCCTCCCACTGAAGCGTCACGCTTCCATCATCGCTGAAGGTCATTTCTATTCCTGGGGTTTCGGCGATCATGCTCATGACCTCCTCCCAATTCTGATCACTATCAGTATCAAGCTGGTGAATTGTGACCCACCTCTGGGTCTGAGCTATCGGGTGGTTGATCATCGAAGAGACTCTCAAGACCAAACGTTCCATGCCTGTCATCTCTGTACGCTGCTCTGCCGCTTGTTTTTTTTGCTTGGCCACACCCACCCCCTGATTACTGTATATCCATACAGCAAAGGGTAACCAAGTGAGGATGCATGAGGGAAGCGCCGCCAAGAAATAAAGGTATACCTGTTGACAGGCGGATAAAGGGAAACCATTATCCACCCCATCAACTCACTCGCACGGAGCGAAGCACATGAACGCACTGACTTTCGGGAACTGGACTGGCAGCCTTGGGCTGGGCTTGGCGGAGCGAGAGCTCCAGTGCGTCATGGCTGTGGCATGCGGGCTGACAAGTAAAGAGGCCGCACGGGAACTAGGTATAGCCAAGGACACCATCGACAAGCGATTACTTGCCGCCAGCACTAAGCTCGGCGTCATCAAGCGTGCCCAGCTTGTGGCTGAAGCAATGCGCCGCGGACTGATCTCCCCGATGATTGTTGCTCTGTGTGCCATCCTCGTCGGCCACTCTGTCGCTAGCACTGATGAATTCACCCGCATCCGCCGCGGTGGCAACAGTGGCGAAAGAAAGATTGAAACCCGTGTAGCAAACCGGCGCGCCGAATGCGCCTTGGCGGTGGCGTGACGCTCCCCGCCTGACTTGATCCAACCCTGATTTTTGCGAAAGCCAACAAACGCGGCAGGTCCCCGGCTTGCCCGAAGAAACATCAACCAACCAGAGGAAACACCTATGTTCGGCATTGGAAAGAAGTTGTTCGGCGCCAAGCGCGCAGTCAAGAAGCTGGAAAACCGCGACCTGATGCAGGCCATCGTAGGGGGCTGCCTGCTGGTGGCTGCAGCTGATGGCGAGATCAGCAAGAACGAGGCAGCGCAGATCGACATTCAGATCCGCGCCAACAAAAACCTCGAGCACTTCGGCCAGGAAATCACCGCCACTGTGAATCTGTTCACCGAGCAGCTGCAGGCCGGGTTCCGCTTGGGGCGCATGAACATCATGCGCGAGATCGCGGACATCAAGAACAACCCCCTCGATGCTGAAGAGGTGTTCGTGAACATGATCACAGTTGCCGAAGGTGACGGGACCATCAGCCCAGAAGAGCTGAAGGTCCTGGCCGAAGTAGGCGTGCAGTTGGGTCTGCGCCCGAAAGACTTCGGGATCGAGGCGTGAAACGAAAGCACGTTGGCCTGGGCGCGGTTGCGGGGCTCGCCCTGTCCGCGCTCGCAATCACCGCCGTTGTGAACTGGGGGTCGTGCCAATGGTACGGCTACCAGACAGAGCGGCAAACCAAGTTCGCGCCCTACGTCGGTTGCATGGTGAAAACCACCGGCGGCTGGGTGCCACGCAACGAACTGCGCACAACGCAGTGAGCTGAAGGGCGGCGCTCGCCGCCCACACCTACAAGGAGTTTGACCATGTTGATCCTTACTCGCCGGGGAGGCGAAGCCATCAAGATTTCCGACAACATCACCGTTGTTGTGCTGGGCGTGAAGGGCAGCCAGGTGCGCCTCGGCATCGAAGCTCCGGAAGGCGTAGCTGTGCACCGCGAGGAAATCTTCGAGCGCATCCAGGCCGGCCTGCAGCAATCGGCGCCGGCAAATCAACCTGAGCCCGACCGGTCCGAACCACTGTACGCCAACCGCACCGAATCGGAGTGGCGCCAGCTGCTGGCTGAGGAACAAGCCGTGCAGGTAAATAAGGAGGTGGCCCATGGCCTTTGAATACGGCTCCCGCGATGCGGACAAGTTCGTGGTGCGACTGCCGGATGGTATGCGCGACCAGGTAGCGATGGCGGCCAACGCTGACGACCGAAGCATGAACAGCCTGATCGTGAAGGCAATCCGCGAGTATCTGGATCTGCAGCAACGCCAGCAGGTGCTGCTCGGGGCTCTGGTGCTGGCGAGCCAGATGCAGGGTCAGCAGGACACGCAGGTGCAGCAGCCATGAGCCAGGCTGGCCTGCTGCTCCTGCTGTGGGATGCTCTGCAGCATCGTGAGACCACCTTTGGGCAGGTCCTCGACCTGTCCGCCGCCTGCGGCCTGGACGGGCGCCAAGTGCTGGCCGACCACTTCCGGGGATGCTCATGAGCACGCGGGATGTCAGCCAGGCAGCAATGGAGATCATCGAATCGATGGGGCTCAAGCGGGGTCGCGGGCAGATCAACTCGGTCGCATCGAGGTCGGCTGCAAAGCTCCCATCTGCGCAGATTGCAGAGCCGGCCCGGAAATTTTCTGGCCGGGCACAGCCTCCGGCCGGGCCCATCAATCGCTTCATGTACCTGGAAGCGAGGAACTGGGCGATCGACTTAGTCGCCTCGCTGAGAGGCTCCCCCGTCGAGGTAGTGGTAGAGCGATTGAACGGCGCGACTGCAGGCCGGCCTGGCAGCTATGTGGCCGGCATCCAATCAGTTATCGGAGAACTACAGGCCGGAGCAAGCCATGACTAGGCGCGGGCCAGTAAAGCGCTGGACTGAGGCGGAAGACGCTGTCCTTCGCCAGTTCTATCCGACCCGAACGAACAAGGAAATGCTCGTGTTGTTGCCAGAACGCACGAAGACCGCGATCACACTGCGGGCCAACCTGTTCGGCCTGAGTAAGACCGAGGCACATCGATCAGAAACACATCGACGGATCTTTCTGGCTGCATGTGAAGCCCGGGGAGAATCGCCGGGCCAAGATCCTAGACCGATAGGCGCTACCCATCGTAAAGGCCGCTACACCCTAATCAAGATCGCTCAGCCCGATGTGTGGAAGCCGCTGCATATCCATACCTGGGAACAGGTAAACGGCCCAATCCCCAAAGGAATGATCGTCGCGGCAAAGGATGGGAACGTCCAGAACGTCAACCTCGATAACCTTTGCCTGCGAACGCGAGCCGAGCACCAATTGCGCAACAACCACCACTACCGAGGACTGCCGGAGGAGATCGTTGACATCCTCCACCTGCAGAACGAACTGAAAAAAGAGATCAAGAGGAAGACTAGGAATGAAAAATAAGCTCAGCGACCTTCGCGACCATCTGTTCGCCCAGCTCGAAGCGGTGCGTGAAGCCGATGACGACAACCTAGCCAAGGAGGTTCAGCGCGCCCAGTCAGTATCGGATATCAGCCGTGTGCTTATCGAGAGCGCGAAGGTTGAGATCGACTACTTCCGCCACATCGGCGGCGAGAACCCGGCCAGCTCGTTCATTGAGTCGAAGCCATCCCTACCGCCTGCGAAACGAACCTGACGTGACAGTTCAGCGTGACAATCAAAACCTGACACGTCAGGCCGGGAGGAAGGAATGAGCGAAGAGACTGAGGTGCTGACGGTCGAGGGCCTGGCCAAGCTGCTGGGCCGCACCGAGGCGTCAATCAGGGAGGGGATTCGCCGCGGCGTGCCGTGGCTGCCCAAGAGCTTCAAGATGGGCAACCGGCACTGCTGGCTGAAAGAAGACGTGCGCAAGTTCCTGCGCGAGATGCGGGACGGGGAATATAAGAGGCCAAAATCTGGTAGGAAGCGCATGGCGCCTCCTACGCTGAAAGGGGTAGCTTGATCAAGCTGCTCCAGTTGCTGCTAAACGTTTCAGGTCACTGATCAGTAGATTGAAGCTACGCGACAAGTTTCGCTCAAGATCTAAATGCGGGGAAACTGTACGAGCACCGCCAACCTTTTGATATCCCGGGATAAGCCGCGCGATTTCTTCCGAAGCATTAGCTAGGGCATCCGGATTTCTGAACTTTCTGCTATTGGAAAGCGCCGCTAGGTTCGGCTTATTGAAGGCTTTAGCAAGAGCCTGCATATCACCTAGTATCCAGCTCTCCAAGTGATGAACTGGGATTCGCACAAGGGTCTCTGGCCGACCAGCGCATAGCGCCTTCAAACGAGCTTTAAGCGCGAGAGGCTCTTCACCATCTTTGTCTCTGACCACGATGAAACAGCTATTAGGAACTTGCCAGCCTCGAATTTTACGAGGTATCGACCTTTCCAAATCCTGCTTGCCCTCATGAACTAGATAAGTGACAGAAAAATCCTCGGGAATAATCCGAGACATAAAACCTGCCAGAAATTGCTTCATTGAAGGCTCTTCAAGCATGAATACCAAATTCATGAAGGATCGACCTCCGGAAAAGCCCCTTGCTTCCATAATGAGCCAGGCAAGTCCCCTTCCAGCACAAGAGCCTGCAGTTGCGCATTCTCACTCGCCCTGCGAATTTCAGTGCGCCCACTTTTCTTGGATAGCCAATAAATCTCCTCAAGCTCGATCCGATTTAAAAGATCCGGCGAATGAGTGGATACAATAACCTGACCGCCACGCTCGGCGTAAGCTCGGAACTCCTCTGCCAACTCAATCATGAGCGTCGGATACAGCTGATTCTCTGGCTCCTCGATGCAAAGCAGAGGATGTGGGAATGGATCGTGGAGAAGAAGCAAGTAAGCAAACATCTTGATAGTGCCATCGGACACATATCGCGAAATGAACGGATCCTTGAAACTGCCATCTTGGAACCGCAGAACTATTCTGCCGTCCTCCGTTTCAACAGCTTCCACCTCTTTAACGCCGGGGACACGTTGTTTCATTTTTTCAAGAACGAGGTCGAACTTATCCCGATGATTCTCGTACATGAACTGCGCGACCAGCGCCAAGTTTTCACCATTTGGCGAAAGATGCTCGGCGTAACCAGCCTCTTGAGTACGTCGCGCATCATGAATATGAAAATCAGAAAGGTGCCACTTTTCAATAAGCTGCCGGAAAGCGCTAGCCGCTTTGAAGCGTTGGAACTGCCCTAATCCCTTAATAGCTAGAATATCAGCGCTTTCGAGAGTTTGTTGTTCTCGCGAGAGATCCTCATCGGGCCGATCAAAATCTTCCTCGTTCTCGATGGCGAAGCCACTGCCATATTTAAAGTTAAGGAAGTTAAATGGAGAACCGTAAGCAGCTCTTTTGTACTTCAGCCGTTCCTCTGCAACAACGGGCTTCCCGTCATCTAATTTGATAGAAATACTATAAGTGACAAGTCTTTCGACTGTGGCGATGGGCATACGAAACTGAAGCTCAATAAAAATGCCTTCATCTTCACACCCTCTAGAAACGACTTCCTTATAACCTCCACGGCGCTGCAGCGCTGCTCGAACATTAGTATTCAAACAGTCCCTAAGAAATCCAAAAACGTCAAATAGTGTTGTTTTCCCACTGCCGTTTGCGCCAATGAACACTGCAAACTTCGGTAGATTTTTTAGCTCTACGTCATAAAGCGCTTTGAAACGCTTGACCTTGATGGTTTCGAGCTTCATTGGTTCTCCTTTACCGAGTTTTAGTGATAGAGCAAGGCATTAAGTCTTGAGTTTATCTCAACCGAGTTTTTCGGCCAAATCTTGTGGGCTCAAATGCGTGTAGCGCTTGAGCATCGCCAGGGTTTTGTGGCCGGTGATACTCGCGACTTCCATCATCGTGAAGCCGCGCTCGAAGAAACGACTGGTCGCCTCATGGCGCAAGTCGTGCAGTCGTAGGCCTTCAATCCCGGCGGCTACGCAGGCCCGGGGGAAGTAGTTGCTGATCGTGTTGAGGGCCAGGTTGAAGTACCGGCCGCCACCGATCGGCGTGGGCAGCCCCTCCAGCAGGGCGATTGCCCGGGAGGACAATGGCACGGCACGCCGCTCGCCATTCTTGGTGTCTTCCAGATAGGCCACTTTGCCGCGCACCTGGTCGCGGCGCAGCATCAACAGCTCAGACCGGCGCATTGCCGTCTCCACCGCCAGCTCAATGAAGACCGGCAGCTGGGCATTCATCTGGCCGGCTGCTTTATACAGAGCAGTGAGCTCCGCCGGCGTCGGGCGCCGATCTCTCTCCTTGCTACCCTTCGGCATACGGATCGCCCGGCATGGGTTGGTCAGCCCTTCGATACCCCATTCCTTGGTGGCCACCGTATAGAGATGGCTGATCACCGCAAGGTTGAGGCGCACTGTCGCCGTCGATTTACCTTCCTTCAGTTCAGCATCGCGGTAGGCAGCCATGTCGCTCGAGCGGATCGCAGCCAGGCCTTTGCTGGCCAGCTTGTGTTCTTTCCACTTATTGATGCGGACCTGCTCCTGCTTGGCGCCCTTCTTGGTGGAAGTGACCTCCGAGAGGTAGCGGTCCAGGGCCTCGGCGAGCGTGGTACTTTCGGCTTCGCGCATGTCTACAAAACGCGCGCGCGACATATCACCCTCGATCTCGGCTGCCCAGCGCTGGGCCTCCGCCTTGGTGTCAAAGGTGGCGGAAAGGGTTGGGTATCCTTTGCGGCGGATCTGGGCGCGCCAGGCGTCACCGCGCTTTTCGTAGTAGGCCATGGCGGAATGATAGCGAACGCTTGGGGGAAATACACGCTCCCCCATTCCCCCAAAATTCCCCCAAATAAAAAAGCCCCGAGGGCTTCGCAGCGCTCGGGGCCTTTAATATGGCGGAGAGATAGGGATTTGAACCCTAGGTACTGTTGCCAGTACAACGGATTTCGAATCCGTCCCGTTCGACCACTCCGGCATCTCTCCAATGCCG